GTTCTAGGCTATCGTTTGCCAAAAACTAAGCTAACCAGCAAAACAAATTGGGCGGCTGGGTCTGGTGTGGTTGGTTTAATTGCTAGTCAATGGGACACAATCAGCGGCATGATTGATAAAGTTAGCGAAATATCAGAAAAAGGCGGCGACATTGCCGATCAAATTGGCGTTGTCTCAAATGGGAGTTGGTTTCCAATCATAGCAATCGCCGTTGCGGCTCTATTTATCTACATAATGAAAGAGCGCAATAAGAAAGTTGATGAACATGGCCTATAGTGCTATTCTTCTGAAATTATGGGGCATTATACCAAAATGGCTATATCTTTTGCCTCTAGTCTATTTTTACGCCTATAATTCGGGAATTAACGAAGGCCGAGAACCTTATAGAACGGCTGAAAAAATAGCTGATGCAAAACAGGTCTTAATTGTCCGATATACAAAACAAGATATGATAACCATTTATAAAAAAGGTTTAAAAGCAAGTGAAAACACTAAAAATAATGAGTGCGTTATTAGTGATTCTGATGCTCGCGAGTTGTCAGACATTACCATCAAGTAAGCCTAAACCGTTGCCGGAGTTAAAAGAAGAATGCCCGGAATTTAATTTCACGGCTGGCAAATTATTACCCCAAACGATTGCGTTAAAAATTGAATATGAAAAATGCAAGGCGCGAAACAACGCGCACATAGAACTTTTAACGCCAGATTAAGGCAAGGGAGTCACTGTTTAGCGCAACTGCTAAAAAGGCTAATAGAGAGATAGAATATTTTTCATATTTAAGCGGTCGAGGTTTACGCCTTGGCCGTTTTTTTACGCCTACACTCGCGGTCAAAAAAAGGTAAGTTGTAAAAGTGGACAAAAATATACCCACTTAAAAGGGATTAAAAGCGGGTATATTATGCACAACGCTATTTATAGCGCTATCCGAATATAAAATCAAGAATGCCTAGCTTGTTATTAGCATAGACGGCGACTTCTGCCAAAACAAAGAAGCATAGAACGGTTAAATAAAGGCCAGAACGCTTGGCTATTTTGTTTTCTTCGGCAAGTTTGTCGCGCAATGACTTTATTTTTTTGCCTTGCTGATAGTCTGTATTGTTTAGAACTTTAATTGTGTCGTCGCGATCTTTCATTTTTATAGACGCGGTTTCCAAAGCGCCGGCCATGCCTAATATATCAGTGTTGGCAGCTATAAGGTCGCGCTTTGCCTTCGAATGTTCAGACGATTTTAAATCTTGAAGATTTTTGATTTCAACGTCTTTTTTGCGCCCGTTTAAAGTCCAGCTTTCGACTTGCTTTGCCAGCTTTTTATTAGCTTCGTTGGCGGCAAATAGTTCGTCGGCCACGTCGTCACGGGTTTCTAGTCCTTCGACTTTGGTTTTGAGATTTTTTATATCTAAGCAATGAAGGTTATTCGCTGAAACAAGACGTTTTGATTCAGTTTCTAACTTTGAAATTGCCCTAGATTTCTTTTCGTTTTCTATATCTAAGGCCATGTTATCGGCTTCAAGCGTTCTAACTCGGGCTTTCGATACGGTATAAAGCGACCGCAATTCTAGAACGTTTGGCCGTTTTTTCTTGATGCCTGGTTTCCCAGAAACAAGCGCCAGTTTTGCGGTTTTCTTAGCTGCCCTTTGGGCTTTGCTTATGTAAGGTTCTCTTTTAGACATTGAAGTCCCTTTCTTTGGTTTGCGAGTTAATCGCGGTTGGTTATTCTTCTGTTACGTCACGAAACGCCATTTCTAAAATCAATCGCCATTTGTTTAGCGTCTTCCATTGTTTCGGCAACCCATTCTCCACGGCCAAAAGTTTCAGGATATGGCGTAAAGTGTTCGTATTTTTTGTATCTAAGGCTTTCGTTCTTTGGGTAAAAATTATAGTTGCCAGTAACTAAACACCCCTTAATACCATCTCTTGTGGTATCTATAACTACTGCGTTATCTGCCTTGAAATCGTCGTCACCCCAAAACTTTAGCCTGTCGCGCATAAAGTCCTCTTTGTTGGATGCGCTGTAATGGCAATCACCCTTTTTACATCTCGACCCCATTTCAAAACCATACATTCCGCGATGCGTCCAACCATACCATTTGTTATCTTTTGGGCTAAATCCAACGCCGTGGGTTAATTCGTCTGTGATTTCGCGCTCGGCATAGTATTTTAACTCATCCTCCATACCGACAGGTATTATAAAACTCCCGTCAAAATTAGATGCCCATGCCTTCGTTGGCTCGACCGATGGGTCTGGACACCATTCTACCTGGTGCGCGACTTTATTTATATATTCTTGAACGTTCATTTAATTACCCATTTGGTTAAGGTGTTGGCTATTCGTCGCTCATGCCAAGCGCATGAAGGTATAAATCTAAGATCGCGTCTTCTTCGGCGCGTTCGTTCGAATCTTGCGCCCGAATTTTAATAATCATTTTGATTACTTTGGTTGAAAAGCCTTCGCCGCGGGCTTCGGCAAAGATTTCTTTCATATCGGCCATTATGGCTTGCTTTTCTTCGGCCAAGCGTTCGACGCGCTCAATAAAGCTTTTAAGCCGGTCGCGGGCGACGCCACTTCCGCCAGTGCCATCATTCAAGCCTTCGGTGTTGTTTTGTTCAGACATTTTTGTTTTCCTTTTCTAAGTTTTTAGATTAAATTGCTGCATACATTATTTTAAATATGTTAAACGTTCGTTTGATTTCAACTTTACGCCCCAGCCTACGGGCATAACTTAGCGCCTTGCCGTAATGGGTGAAAGGCCGTCCCGCTACTGAATAATATTTCATTTGTTAAATTTCCTTTTCGGCCAATTGGTTTTATAATTTTTGGGCTTTTCAAACCCCCTGCTTTTCCATAAGTTTTCGTTTTCTTCAGGACGGGGGAAGCTTTTGCCTCGCTTCCCCTTGCCCGCCGCGTCTCCATGCTTTTTGTTCTGCTTCCGGCGTTTAACAATTTCGGCCATATCTTTAGGCGTTTTGTAATTCACATGACACGGTTGACAAAGAACCTGGCAATTATCATCGGTATTCGATTTTATGCCTTGGTCGCGTAATATTTTATCGGAAACAATATGATCGAAATTCACTTGATCGAGAGTAACCGGCTCGTCGCACATTTCGCACTCGCCGCCGCACCTTGCCCACGCAATTAATTTAACTTTCTGAGTAAATTCGCTACGTTTGGACATGGTTTGTTTTTACCGCTGTAAAGCTGAGAATTTTTCGACCGTCGTTAAATCGCGTCTACCGCCAGCTTTGCGCCATTGGAAATTTTGCCAATTGGTCATGGCCTGGATTAAATCAAATGCTTTTTTCTCTTTGCCCGACAAACGATTCCACCATTCCAAAATTGTGCGGCGGTTGGCTTTATGGCCTTGTTGGTTGGTTTTGCGTCTGTTGCGTTTTTTCTGCTGTTTTCCGGTTTGGCGCAATCCGCTTCTGACAATAGCTTCAGGTTGAAACCATTGGGAGTTTGTTGGCGCTGCTGCCACGAGTGCAGAACCTTGCATACTCATAGCGGCGGCGGCAGCGGCAGCGATAAATCGCATTCTAGACGGTCTATTCATTGTTTGCTTTTTCATTTATTGATTCCTCGTATTTAGTTAGATTAAAATTCTAATTCTTTTTTTAGGTCGCCGACTTCTTTTCCGATCACTTTGTCGAAAGCTAAATCAGTTTTTTTATCGAGTTCGGGTTTTGGCAGATTTTCTTCGCAATCGGAAAACATATCCCGAACGGCCTTGATTAGCATTTTAGAAAATCCGGCACGGTCTTTATTGATTCTGTCTTTAACAAATCCGATTTTTTTAATATCGTCACAAATCAAAAGCTCGTTATTATACTCAAATAAAATATTTGCTTCCGTTTCTAAAAACCCGTGTTCCAAATAAAATGCTATGCCTTCGCCTTCCGAACCAAATTCTTGAATTGCGAAAAAATATTCTGGTTGTGGTTCGGTGACTGCAGTCCCGTTTTCTGGTTCTGATTCTGTTTCCGGAACTTCTTCGAAGTCAGCGTCGACGACCTTATCTTCGTCGAATAAATCTTCGACGGAATCAGGTTCGCCAGAATATCCGGCGTTTTTACCTTGCCCCTTTTCCGGCGAGAAATCGTCTCTTGTCGAAAGGCTATCATTTGTCGAAGGATAGTCTTGCACCTCTTCATAAGTGGCGAGACCTTTAAGGCAATCGGGGAAAACGTCATTCAGTATTTGACCCCGCGCCCGATGTTGTAACATTCTTTTTGGGTAGTTTGCCCAAACGCCAGACTTTGACCATAAACCGGCCTTGGCCGCGTCGTCCTGAGTAAATGTTCTGACATGGTCAATGTCTTCGCCTTTTCGACGCGCTTCACATTTTGCCCATAATTTGCCGTCGTCGTCTTGGCCTTGCGTTTCTTTTATGTATTCAACAAAACCGGAGGCGCGGACAATAGCCATTGCGGTATTGCCATAAACGGCGGGCTTGCCATTTATAACCGCTATTTCTTGCGACGCGGCCATAGGGGTTAAACCTAGTTCCATCCCCCACATAATAGCGATAGTTAAATCCATTTCGCTTAGTTTTGACGGCTTCATATTTGATTGAAATATAGCGTTCGCTAAAATAGCAATTTCGCCGAAGGTTTGCGGTATTATGGCCTTTACTTCACCACCTGCCCGTAAAGTTAAGGCGGTGGAAGCTGGTTTCTTATCTGTCATTGTTTTTCCCTTTGTAAACACTTTCATGTATATACTAGTGTATATAATCCGACAAGTAAAGCCCTATCGAATTTCGTCAGTGATATGACGCTCGAAACCGTCAATGATAAGGTCGTGATCGGCTCTTAATTCAGCCGACGCCAGACGTTCTAAAAGTTCAATGACTTGCGGGTGGTTTTTATAATGTTTGGCCGCTAAATCAATATGTGTGATTTTAGCCTTATGAACCGCTACTACTCTATGAGATTTTGACCGACCGCTAACAGAACCGCCGGAAATGCCTTTATTCTTGGCAGCTTCTTTAGTTTCTTTCGCAGCGGCTTTGACCTGTTTTTCGGCTTCTTTGGCGGCGAGTTGTTGTTCGAGGTTGTCGCTTTCTTCGGCTTCTTTTCTTAAACGTTCGGCCTTTTGTCTTGCTTCAGCTTCAGCTTTTTCGGCTTCAAGCCTGGCGGCTTCCTGTTCTTCGCGCTTTTTGGCAAGAAACCCGCTTAATTTTCCTTCGACCATACCAACCGCGCCGGTCATGGCCTCTTTAATAATTGCATATTCAGCATTTATCTTTTTGGTTGTTTTGTTAGATGGTTCAACGTCAATTTTGCGCTGCTTTTCAGAGTCCGATCTATGGGCTTTTATCCGAGTTAAAAACTTGCCGGCTTTTCCGGCGGTTTCTTCGTCGTCAATTCCATTTTTGACGGCATCTTGAAAACGAGCGACGGCCTCGACGATTTCATTGCTGAAGGCCAATAGCTTTTCATATTTGGTTTGGTTTTCGTCTTCTGTTTTTTCGCCGCTGTTGTGGCCTATTCCTGCATTAGTCATGCCTTTTCCTTTTCTAGTTGTTTAATTGTTTTGTTAGTATTTTCAAGTTGTCGAGAAAGCCACCGAATACGGTCTTTAACGGCTGTTTGCATCATAATTTCGCCTTCGCCCATATATTGAGCGTTAGCTATCATATCGTCGGTCATGTGACCAAGACCCAAGTCGGAACGCTTGCAATCATAGCGTCCGTCGTGGGGGTCTGGTTCGCCATCTTCGCGCCATCGAGCGGCGGGGGTATCTTTGCTCATTTGTTAAAATTCCTTTTAATAAATAAGACCTTCATCGCGAATGTCTTTTTTTGGGTCGGTGTTAATTTCTTTTTTAACGGCGCTTTCTTTTTTAACGCCACCGGAAGCGACAAGTTCTTTATATCGCTTTTCAGTTATGGGATTCATATAGACGTATTGCCAGCCGCCTATTTCAAATATATCGACATCGATGAACCGGTTGTTTATTTTGCAACGGAGGTTTTCGCCTTCCATCCAAACCGCGCAACCTTGAATTATTGTATCGCTGAATCCGGCATTATCGGGCAATTTCCGCTTGTAGTGATTTATATAAAATCCACATTGCGGAACGTCTTCGAAGATCAAAAGGGATTTTAAAGTCGCCTTTGTGATTGTCGGGTTTCTTAAAACTATCTGCAAATTTTTATGCCAGTTCATATATAATTCTTTATTAGGCATATTGTTCCACCCTATCAAAAAACACGTAAACGATAGAATCTCCGTCTATTATGTATTCATGCCACATTTGAACAGCCTTAAAAGCGTGTAGTTCTTCGGCGCTTGAGGTTCTTTCTTCAAGCCCGTCTGTTAAATGATAGCCCGCGCTAGTTTGTTTTATTGAAAGCATTTTGATTTTTCCCTTTATCAATTCAATAGATGTAATTTAGATCACCCCCTAAAGATTGTCAACACATTAATATACATAATGATGTTGACAACTTATAATTTATAACATATCAATAGGGTATATTTTAAAACAGAAAGGGATTCAAATGGGTAGACAATTTAATGGTTTTACTGGATTAGACCACGATAACGAGTTTGTTAAAGCCGAAGAAATTATCGACGGCGCAGAACAGCATAACACCGTTGGAATGATATTGCGTATGTTTTCAGAAAAATATGGAAACGATGCCGCCAATGAATTGGTTGAACACTGCAACACTAAAGAAAATTGGGGGATTGGGAAAATAAATGACTAAAATAAACGTGAGAGTAATTGAGCGGTATATTGGGAATATGGGTTTATTCGGATGCGGAGAGCAAGCGGAAATATTTATGGGAGGTCTTGCAGAGGGTAAAGAATTTGTCATCGACCTAAAAGGCTCACGGAATCCAAAACAGCACCGGCTTTTATTCGGCTTGCTAAAATTTGCCGTTGACCATTCCGATTACTATGCAAATTCATCCGACCTGCTAACACAAATCAAATATCATTTAAACATGGTTGATAGCGTAAAGGTTCACGGCTCAGATAATATAATGATTATACCGCGCTCGATCAGCTTTGAAAAGATGAGCCAGGCGGACTTCAAAAACTTCTTAGATGAGGCCATTAGAATTATTACTGAAAAATTAGTTCCAAATCTTGATGGCAATTCATTAACCGAATATTACAAAATTTTGGATGGCGAGAGATGAAAAAAGACTCAAACGGCAACCACATCCCAGACTGGACAGAAACATTATTAACCCGAAGAGCAAAAGATCGGGCTATTGCATACGGCCATAACGAAACGCCACAAAATAAGCGCCTTATGCGCTATGCTTTCCGCCTGGCGCGTAAAGAGCAAATCAGGCCGGAAACAATGAAAGACCCGCGCCCTATATTTAACCCGATTAAACGAAAATTAAACCAGCTTTTACGGGGTGGAAAATAATGGAATTAATAAGCGAAAGGGTGCAAAAAGCGGCCAAAGATCATACTTGTTCATGGTGTCTTGAAGGCATTAAAAGGGGCAATAAATACAAAAAGTACATTGCATCCGATTACGGTGAAATTCATATGACAAAATGCCATTTATGTTGCGACGATTTTATCATCAAAAACAAAGATCATTGCATAGATTTTGACGGTTTTTTGTCTGATTTAGTGACGGTTAGAACAGAAGAACCGACACTAGAATGGGATGAATTGGACAGGCAAATTAAGAAAGAAACCAAATAATGAAACATCTATTTAACTGCTTAATTAAAAAAGATTTCAACCCATCGACAAGATTTAAGCCTTTCGAATGGTGGTATATGGCCGACTTTATAGGCCGTGGATATAGCCCTGCTAAACCGCTAAGATACCTAATGATAGGATATAACGGGCGGGCGCAGTGTTTGGTGTCTGGCGAGTATATAAACCTAAACGATTACATCGCAGAGGATTTATCTTCGACAAAAAACAACGTGAAATTACGGAAGGGCGACATTAATAAAGACGATTCCATTCCATATTGTGAGTTCACTAGGATAAGTCCAAAGGACATGGGGAATGTAATTTACCAAATTAGAAAGAATGAACGCGCCAAAATTTCACTTGAACCGGCGCCAGATTAATATATTATATGACATAGGCGGTGGTCACTTGGCTTTGCAAAGCTAAAACCCATCGTGCGAGTTCCCTTCTATACTCGGCCGCCCATCCCCTTATTATGGGGTATTAAAAATAGGAGGGGGATTTAAATAGAAGGACTCACAAGATGAGCAGAATATACAGCCAAATTTCGACACGGCTTTGGAATTCTAAGAAATTCAACAAACTTACAAACGACCATAAGCTTTTATATTTATATTTTCATTCGTCGTCGCATGTAAATTCGACCGGCTGTTATATTGTGAAGCTAAAATATATCGAAGCGGATTTAAATTGGTCTGATGCAGAGGTTTTAAACGGTATCGATACGCTATCGAAAGCCCTTATTTCTTATAATATTGATGAGAGTATTGTTAAAATTACCGATTTCTTGCAACATTCGCCAATTAAAAACCCGAAACACGGCATAGGCGCACTTAGTCAGGTTCTTTTATTGCCCGATTGCGAAGAAAAAACAAACACAATCAAAGAATTAGCCTCCTGCAAATATGCAGAGAGAATGTTCGACCCTGAATCACTTGATACCCTATTGAAACCCTATCGATATACCGAGACCGAGACCGAGACCGAGACCGAGACCGAGAGTGAGACCATACCGAAACCTAAACCAATACCTAGACCGACACGTCAAATTAAAAAATCAGAAAATACTAAATCACGACCACCGACCGATTTAGAAAAATCGGTGGCCGCGATTATGGAAAGCCGAACAATGAAAAAGGGAATATAAGATGATAACAAATATTAAACGACAAGGAATCATTGCCGTTAATTTCGCTGGTGGTGGCGGTGCTGATGTAGGTATTGAGCAAGCACTAGGTCGCCATACTGATATAGCAATAAATCACGATGCCGCTGCATTAGCTATGCACAAGGCAAACAATCCAAAGACTAAACATTTTTGTGAAGACGTAAACGACTTTGATATTGTGAAAGGTTGCGAAGGTCGCGTCGTTGATGTCGCTTGGTTTAGCCCGGATTGCACTCATTTCTCAAAGGCCAAGGGCGGCTTGCCGGTAAAGAAAGAAATTCGCGGCCTCGCCTGGGTTGTTTTAAAATGGGCTAGCTTGGTTAAACCAACCTTAATATTTTTAGAAAACGTCGAAGAATTTGTCACCTGGTGTCCGCTTGATAAATCAAATCGACCGGATAAAAAAAGAAAGGGCGAAACCTTTAATCTATGGAAGAGTCATCTTGAGGCTTTAGGCTACGAAGTCGAATTCGGCGTTTACCATGCCCATCATTACGGCGCGTCAACAAGCCGGAAAAGATTTTTTCTAATTGCCAGAAATGACGGCTTACCAATTAAGATTCCTAAAATTACGCATGGAACGAGACACGATTTATTCAACCGCGATCTATTGCCCTATAAAACAGCCGGAGACATCATAGACTGGGACGAGCCGGTTCATAGTATTTTTATGTCAAAAAAGGACGTAAAGTCGGAAGGCTTGCGAATTAAGCGGCCATTAGCTGACAAAACCCTAGCTAGGATTGCGAAAGGGATTCAAAAATTTGTGACTGAAGACAAAAACGCTTTTATTGTCAGGATTGGCCAAACCGGATGGGGCGGAAATAACAGACAATATTCGCTTAATCAGCCATTAACAACCATAACCACCAAAAACGAGCATTTACTAGTAAGGGCTTTTTTGACCAAATTTTATGGTACGGCCATAGGCCAAAGCCTGAATGAGCCGCTTCATACAATAACAAGAAGTCCTAAATTCGGGCTAGTTAATGCTTTCTTGATTAAATATTATGGCGCGGGTGTCGGGCAGACATTAAACGACCCTTTACACACGATAACCGGGAATGATAGATTCGGATTAATTGTCACAATCAAAGGGCAAGATTACCAAATATCAGACATCAAAATGAGAATGTTAACTCATAAAGAGCTTTACCGCGCTCAAGGTTTCCCAGACTCCACAAATTTCGATGTCAGTATTAACGGCAAAAAATTAACAAAAACAAAACTTGTCCATATGTGCGGAAATTCAGTTCCCCCGGCTCTTGCAAGAGCAATTGTAAGCGAAAACGCGCCGGATTATATGAAATCAAACATAGAAACCAGTTTTTCAAAAGGATATGCTTAAATGCCATATTTACGAAAGGAAACCATAGGCGACGCGGTTTTATACCTTGGCGACACGATTAAAATATTGCCCACTCTTGAACCGGTTGACATGATATTTACAGACCCGCCCTATAAGCTAACCTCCGGCGGAAACAGCGGCGGAATGAGTGGCGGAAAGTTCGATAGAAAAGCTTATAACAACAACGGAAAAATTGTGACTTGCGATATAGACTGGCCGGACTTCATGCCCCTATTGGCCGCAATTATGAAAAACCCTAGCCATTGTTACATAATGTCAAATCATAGACATCTAGGAGATCTTATATTTAACGCGAAGAAAAACGGAATTTATCAGCATAATATTTTAGTCTGGGACAAAGGCGCGGGGACGCAAAACCGGTGGTATATGTCGAACTGCGAATATACTTTCTTCGGTAGTGTCGGCAAAGCTTTCCAGCTAGACGACTGCGGGTCGATGTCTTGCGTTAGAATCCCATTACTAAAAAATACGCCCCATCCGACGACAAAACCAATTGAGCTAATCAAACTATATATAAAAAACAGTTCTAAGCGCGGCCAGACGGTTTTAGACTCTTTCATGGGTTCGGGTAGCACAGGGGAGGCCGCGTTGTTACTGGGGCGCAAATTTATAGGCATAGAGATCGAAGAGAAATGGTTTGATCTATCTTGTCGGAACTTGGAAGCGTTCGCCAAAAAATCCGAAGACGAAAAACAGAACGACCAGGCTATCAAGGCCGTGCAATTAACAATGATTTAAAAAGGGAATAAAATGCTAGATTTCAGAATTATAAAAGAAGAAAAACAAACTCAAAACCAAATCGACGCCGAGGCGAGAAACCAGGCGGCGCGGAAAAGATATGGCTTTAACAACAAGCCAGACATAAGAAAATCAAGAACAAGAACGCGGAATAGGTCTTCGCAGCCGTCTAACGAGACTCAAGCCGAAGCTACAAACAATGCCGTAATTAAGGCTATAGAGGAAAGCAAAACACCGCTTTCGAATATTGAGATATGCAAAAAGTCAGGATATTCAGCCGGAGGGCTGGTCGCATGCAAGAATAGGCTTGTTAAGGCCGGAAGGATTTTAAAGCTAGTAATGGTATGCAAGAAACCCATTACCTTCGCCTTTGCCATACCAGGCAGGGACTTTGATAAATCAAAGTTTGAGGTTTTTAAAGACTGAATTTTCAGGGGGCGGGGTCTAAATTAAATTAGCACGTCCCGCCCCCGATACGCTGGTAAGCTCTTATCTTGGTATACAGACCTTAAATAAATAAGGTGGCGTTGCAATAGCGACAATTAAGAAGCCCAACTATCTATTGCTTTTGTGTAAAAATATTATTCTGGCGGTTAAATGTCAAATAAAAAAAGCCTCACCGAAGCGAAGCTAGTTAGGGATGGGGTCAAATGAAAATAAAACCCCGTCTTACTATAACATAATTAATTAATCATAACTACCGCGACGCGATCTATTAGCTAGATTTTGCATCGATACGGAAGCCCTAGCCTCCGCTTGTACGTCGTATTCTGGAGCTTTTTCAATGTGAAAATCTTCGCCGGTAAGTTTTTCGACTAAACCTTTTATATAAGACGTGGCAGATTCAATCCGAATTGAGAATAGATCGTAATTTATACCAACGCCATCAACAACATTACTAAAATGACAGCCGAACATATTCGCTATTTCGCAAGCCGTAAACCCGAAAACGTTTCCCAATAAATAATATGAAAAATCTTTTTCGACGCTTTCGTCTATAACCGACGAACCACCTAGCGGCCTTGTAGCATAAACAGCTTTATTAACGATTGCGATTGCGATTTCTTTTCTTGGTTGTGTTGTATTGTTCATATTTTAATTCCCTTTGTTTTATATCGAGAACAGTTAAGCACGAATTCGGTCGATTGCCTAATTAATATACACGATTGCATACATTATTATGTTTACATAAACAGGGCTAGGTGTTATTAATATAAACATAATTTTATATACGAGGGAAAAAATGAACAAAAGTTCTCACCATTTAGCTTTAAAGCCGAGCGACAAAGAAAAACTTGACGACCTTATGCGGTGGGAAAAAGAAGCGCTTTCCCCAGCCGAAAAAAAGGACGGCGTAAAACAGAACATGACTAAAACAATGACTCGGCTCATTGGTGAAAGTCATAAGGCCGAAAAGGCGAAGCGGGCAAAAAAGTCTGTTAAATAATAATGGCACTTATACCAAAAAATATTGATTGGCGCATTTCTGTCGATAACGATTGCGTCGATCTGGGAATTCAAACCAGAGACGGGCGACCGGTTGAAAATGTGCGATTTTTCAATGCGCAAAGCCCTTCTTTAGCGGTAACTGTTCTAGGCAAGGAATATCCGGTTCAACTGAATGGCCGCATTCAAAACGGTTATTATAACCCAGACGACATTATTCAAAAGCCGTTTAACATTGTTGAAAAGACACCGCGCAAGCCTGACAGCGACCATTTTAAAACCCAGCATGTTAAAAACCTACTTAAACGAAAACACAACGGCGACGGCTGGGCTTTCATGTTTGAAGTTAGCGATATAATCGGATGGGTAAAATCCCGCGCCGATGCCATTGCCGTTAATCTATATAAAAATGAAATTGTCGGATTTGAGATTAAAGCAAGCCGGGGCGACTGGTTAAATGAGCTTAAACACCCCGAAAAAGCGGAGCGCATTAAGAAGTTTTGTGATTTCTGGTATGTTGCCGCACCTAAAGACCTTATCAAGCCTGACGAGCTTCCCAACGGCTGGGGTCTAATGGAAGCAACGGAACACACATTAAGAATAAAAGTTCGCGCAACCAAGCTTGAAAAAACCCCAATGACTCCGGCTTTCTTGTCGTCGCTAATGCGAAGTATGAATATAAAAAAATAACCAAGTGAACAATTAAGCTCTCTTGGTTATTCCTACTGGGAGGTTTGTTCTACAGTCTTGGCCTGTTAATTACATATAATACCAGTACGCATGCCCGGCAAAATATCCGAGAGTTAGCGCAAGCAGACCAAGGATTAATTTTGTTTCAAGTTTAACCTTTGGTTTCTTTGGTTCTGAAGCAATTTCAAACTCATCAGCAACGGCGGAAATAAAAGCCTGTTGCGTTTTTTCGTCTTTATTGCCGAAATCTTCAGCTAATTCGGTAACGTGTTCGATTTTCATAATATTCCCTTTGTTTATGTTAACACAGATAATATAGGGCGCATTATCCCAGATGTCAACATAAAGTTATACATAAACGTGTTGACGTTTGTTATTTGTTGGGCTATGTTGGTTTTATCAAACAAAGGGAAGCAGATGGCTTTAATAGGATTCAAAAAACAGTTCGCGGCGTTGGTTAAATCGGGCGCTAAAACTCAAACCATACGGAAAAAAAGGGTTCACCCTATACGAGTCGGTCAAGGACTCCAGCTATACAGCGGTCTAAGGACTTCGGAGTGCATGAAGTTGGCCGACGCCGTTTGCTTAAGCATAGAACCTATTGAAATTTTAGGAAGCGGTAGAATATCTATTAGCGGGTTGCTTATTGCCATGCCTAATGCAGCCAACAAATTCGCCTATGCTGACGGGTTTAGAAACCACAACGCATTGATGGAGTTTTTCGCGGAAGGTGGTTTCCCGTTCAATGGCGACTTAATTAAATGGGAGCTTGTGAAATGACAAACAAAGAAAAGAAACACCAACTTAACGAGGCCGGTCGATCTATCGGTATTTTTCGAGATTTGGGAATCATGACTGAAGAAGAGTTCAAAAATGTTTCATTGAAATTTACCGCCTTTATGCGTGGCATGAATCATGCAGAAACGGACGGCGAAAAATGAGCGATAACAGCGAACCAATAAACCCGATACCAATGGACAAAGACCAAATTCAGTATATCAAATATGAAAGCTATGGCTTAACCAAGCGCGAACATTTTGCCGGGCTGGCAATGCAAGGGTCGTTGTCCGCCGACCCTGACGACGAATTATCGCCAGAACAGACGGCGAAATTTGCCGTTCGTTGCGCTGATGCTTTAATCTCCGAACTGGGTAAAAAACAATGATAAACCAAGCCGATTTAAAAAGGCGGATTCAATATCAATTGCCGTTAAAAGAGCGGATTTCGCGCAGTAGAAAAGAGACTGCAGCCTGGTTTCTTTGGTACACTCCCGCTGTAAAAAAGGCCAACGCTTTTCTTTTCAAAGAAATAGCTAAAAAAATAGCCCGTAAGAAATCGGGCAGCCGGTGCTTTTGGGGACTTTACCGCGAAGAAGCTGGCGATCTATATAAATTCAACAAAGAAAAGGGAATAAAATGCCAATAACAGATAAAGACTATTTCGACGCAACGGTTAAGATTGTAGCGAGTTGCTATGTGACCAATGACCAGCCTGTTTCTGATCTTGTCGACAGTGTTCATTTAGCGCTTAGAAACAGCTTCGAAAATCCGCCGACCGCCGAACATGTTCCAGCCGTTCCGGTTAAAAAATCAATAACTGACGATTATATAATTTGCCTTGAAGATGGCAAAAAATTCAAATCATTAAAGCGCCATATACGGAGTCACTTCGGCTTGTCGCCGAAAGAATACCGCGAAAAATGGGGCTTGCCGCCTAGTTATCCAATGGTCGCGCCTAATTACGCGGCGCAGCGGTCTAAGTTGGCGAAAAATATGGGTCTTGGCAAAAAAGGCAGGGGCGGAAAATGATTAAGCTCATAATGTCCGCCGCACTAGCTTTAGGGCTTACAACACCAGCATTAGCAAGAACAGGCGACAAAGAGCATGTGTTCGTGTCTATTATAGTCAGCAACTTCATATACAAGTCTGGCGCGACTAAAGAGCAAGCTATAAAATTATGTCTAGCTGGAGGCGCATTTAAAGAGGGTCTCGATGCCTTTGGCTTTGGCGCGGTAGAATTAATTGATATGGCTTCAAACACTATCGGCTGTTCTCTAGGCGTTTCGAAGGTTAAAATCTATAATCCGATCAATAGAAAATATTGTTGCATTGGGTTTTATGAAAATGAATTTTATGGCCTACTGCCCGAATGTAAGGCGCATAAGGCCGAAAAGAAATGCACACTGAACGAATTGAAAGGGTTGCCCGAATGACATTCGAAATATTCTTCTATTCATATTTTGGGCTTTTATTGTCGGTTATATTGTTTTCAGGCGTGGCTTATATGAAAATGGAATTGATTTTGTTTTGGCATTTCACGACCAAAGGGCTTATTTTATTACCTGTGTCATTGGCAGTTTTGCCGGTGGCGGACTATTATTTAAACTGAAAAAGGGAAAAATAAAATGAATAAAGACGTAATCAAGGAATACAAGAAAGAGTTTGACGCTTGGCTTGATGGTGCGATTTTACAGTATTATGACTCTGTAAATAATGAATGGGTAACTGAACCAGATTTTATTTGGCCTCGTGGCGGCAGAAAAGTTAACGCCTATCAGTTCCGCATTAAACCAGACACTCCGCCTCCTAAAACCCGCATGATCGGCGATATAGAATGCCCTATTCCATTAACTAGCTTGAAGGGGTTGGACAAGATTTTTATGGTTGATTTTTCAACCGTTGGCGGGGTTTTTGAATGGGGTGAAAGTACTTTTAACTACGAACAAGTGTTGTTACCTTTCGGGTTGGGCTTTGCCTTCGATAATAAAGAAGACGCAAAAACCACGGCTGATGCAATCTTAAAACTAACGCAATTATAGGAGAGTAAAATGAAACCCGCATGGTCACTCAAAGAAATGAATGCCGATATTGAGAAATATCAAAGGGAACATTACGAACTTACGACAGATTCGAATGATGAGGATAGAAAATTATCCCCTATGCAAGAACGCGCAGCCGCCAATTTATACGGTAAAATAGAGGGCATGATTGAAGCCCGTGAAATATTGGAAAACAGCTAATGACAATCGAAGTTTATGACAATTGCATAGTTGTTACAAAACCATGCGGCGAGTATCTTTGTATGACTCACGCTTGTAACGACAATTTTGAACGCTGGATAGTGGGGATTTAATGAAAACAAAATATGAAATAATACTAGAAACACTATACAAAATAATATCGGTTATCATTGCTTTGTTGCTGTGTTGGGGCGTGTCTTATGTATTCGGGATTCCATACGTCAATGTAATGGTCGGCTGGATAATTTGCGCCATTGTTGATGTTAGGTGGACGCAATGATAGATAAGGTAGCAAAGGCAAAAGCAGCCACCAAATATTATAATGATCGCAATCCTGCTTTTTTAAATGGCGAGGTAATAAGACCCGATGAAATAAGCGATTGCGGTAATTTTGTAACCCTGACTATTGACCCATCATTAGGAAAACCTATCGAATATAGTGGAATAAAGGTTAATTATAAAATTGAAGGTGATGTCGTTACGGTGGAAACTGAACCGACAAAAACAACGTCTTGCGGTCGGGCGACTATTAAAGGTTTGCCAATACCAGAACTAAAGGATTAATAATGAACTTTACAATAATTTACGATGATAACGGCGACTGGCATGTGAGGGTTGATAAATGACCGATAACCAAAGATTTAGCGATTTCGGCGCTGGCTGGCGTTGTCGTCAAGGCCGCAATGCAGAAGAATTTGACTTAAAAATAGCGGGTTACGAAGAAATAACCTTTAAAATGAAACCGGGCGACTCGGTCGAAACGCGCCCGACTAAAGAAAATATTATCGAAATCACCCGAAAAGATGGCAGCATTGAAACAATTAAATTAACAAGGGAGGTTGCTAATAAAAAACCTATCGGAATATTTTTCGGTGATTGTCCGGTATCGACGATAGTGAGTTATCTTAGGGAACAGAAATCAAGTTCGATTAAACTTATTGGGTCTAATCGTTACTTGCACGGAGAAACGTATAACGGGCAAAAGTTTTTTTGTTTCAAAATGCTTATTGAACACGATTTAGATAAAATCCGAGGGATTGAATTTTCAGATATAATTGAGATTTTCGAACCCGACCAAAAATTAATGGAATTTGTCCGCACCAGGCTAAGAGGGTAAATAAATGCTTTATCAAATATTTAGCCCTATTTCGTCACTATCTGCTTACTTCGCGGCCAAAGCACAATATGAAGCCGTCAGCGAACTTCTAAGAAATAAATACAGAGTTCCGCAAGTTAGCTTGAAAGATCAACATAAAAGTGTATAATTAAATAAACCCCAATCGCAAATTTAGCGTAAAATCGGGTTTAAATCAAATTCGGTGTAGCTCAGCGGGTAGAGCAGTAGGAAATAGCCAGAAGATTTTATCAGGTCGGAAGGCATCAATCGTATTGGCCGTGGGTTCAAGTCCCATCATCGAGTAGAGCGGGGAAGGTTCTGATAAGCTAACCCCGCTTGCTAATCAAACAAGTAATATCAAAAATTCGAGGGGAGCTTATGAAGGGGAAAAGTCACTTTTATGAAAGATGCCTTGAAAGAAATGTATTTCACGACCCTAATTTACTAGCAAAAGAAATAACGGAAGCAATTCGTTATGGTTTAGAAGATTTCGTCGAAAAAGTAGTGCAGACCGCCAATGATACATTTGTTTACAGGTTCAGAGTGCCAAACGGGATTTTTTACGTTGTGGCAAAGAAAAAATATCCGATAACGGTATTGGCTGGCGGATCATATGTGAATGTTCGCCGAAAAGGTAAACTTAAAAAGAAATGGTTAAATTAAATGGCCTTTAACAAATTAAAATATAGGCAGCGGGTTAGGGATAAAAACCTTGTCGAACATATGCGTAAATTAAGGTTAAGTATATTTGGCTATTTCAAAGATGATCTTACTTGGACAAAAATGATAAAAGACTCTGAAATGCCGCAAAGCCGATTTTACGAGAGATTTCAAACGGTATGGCCTGAGTTAACGGAAGCTGAGACAGACCGCGCACGGGATAGACTAGGCAGAGGATTTATTAACTTTGAATAAAACCCGCCCCGCCGCGCCAGGCTAAAACACCATTAACCAATAGCACAGAGCAACGCGATTTTTTTCTGAATGAGCGCAGCGACAAATTTTTAAGAAAATGTCATATATATGTCGAAATCATATTTTAGAAGTGGAAAGGCCGAAACCTAAAATATAAGGGACAAGACAATGCCAGAAAGTTTAACCGATCTTCTAAAAAAACGAATGGGATATACTGAAACGCCCGACAAATGCGGCGCTTGTAAGTTTTCGAAGGAAGTTGACCCGCCATACCGCGGCGAGGAATTAAAGCGGATTTGTACTTTTAATAATATCGAGGAAATAACCGTTTCTGTAGATGCCCGATGTAATAGATTTGAACCTGAAGGAGAGAAAATTGAGTGATTATAAGATAATTACAATAAACGAATTTTGGACGGATAAATATATAGTGGAAGTTAAAGACTTTAATGACGGCGGCAAACCGCCAATATGTCAGGTTAGCTGGGATTATGTAAAGCTTGTGGCACATGCAAAACAAAAATGGCATGGTTCACATGATGTTACGAGTGAAATAATGGACATTACGAATGGATCAGCTAACCCTAACGAAATTATGAAAGAGTATTGGATATATACGAGGCTTAACGCTATAGCTAACCAACACGAAACCCGCGCATAGACTTTTATATTAGAAAGTGCTAATTTAGTTTATCTCGAATTATAACAGGTATAGGCAATGAGCGGCAAAGACCCGAAAAAGTTGAATGAAAAACAGAAACGATTTGTCGAAGAATATCTAGTCGACTTGAACGGGAAACAGGCAGCCATAAGAGCGGGTTATACTCCGAAAACGGCTGAAGTCCAGGCCTCACGCTTGCTAACATATGCTAAGGTTGCCGAATATTTGGTCGAAATTAAGGCAAAGCGCTCTGAAAGAACAGAGATTACAGCCGATAGGGTGCTTAAAGAAATGGCAAAAATTGGGTTTAGTGACCTTCGAAAAACTCTTTCTAATACTGGAAATCTAATAAATCCCACTGATTGGGACGACGACATAGCCGGGGCAATATCATCTATTGAAGTTGTTGTTAGGCAGTCGGGCGAAATCGATGAAGACGGAAACCAAGTTATTGAGCATGTCCATAAAATTAGCACGTTGAATAAAACTACCGCCTTGCTTAATATTGGTAAGCATTTAGGAATGTTTGTCGATAAAACAGAATCAAAAGTAAGCCTCACTCACGAATTAGCCCCAACAAAGAAATTAACGGACTTTTTGAATGGAATCTCAAAGCGAGGCGGAGAAACTAGCGAACCTGAGTGAAGAAGACAGAACCGCTTTTATATCATCATTATCAGAAGAAGAAGCCTTAGCGCTAATGTATAATTGGCGGGGCTTTAATGCGCGACCAAATCAAATCGCCCCCGCTGGTGGTTGGGATATATGGCTAGCCTTGGCCGGTCGGGGATTTGGCAAAACCAGAATGGGCGCTGAATGGGTCAAAGAGCAAGTCGAAGCCGGTTGCATGAGAATAGCCCTTATTGCCGAAACCCAAAAAGACCTTGAAAAAGTTATGATCGAAGGCGAAAGCGGCCTATTATCTGTATATTCCCCCGAAGAAATGCCGATATATACGAAGAAACCGGTCGAGATTAGATGGCCGAACGGCGCTATAGCGCTGGGTTACAACGCCACAGAGCCTAACCAGTTACGGGGGCCGCAATTTCACGCCGCCTGGGGTGACGAAATAGCCAAATGGCGCTATGCCCGCGAAACATGGGATCAATTACAATTCGGTTTAAGGCTTGGCGACGACCCGAAAGTCTTCATTTCAACAACACCCCGGCCAATACAATTAATCAAAGATATTATTGCAGGAAAAGAAGGTAACGCGGTCGTTACTCGCGGCAAGACAACCGACAATAAATCAAATCTTGCCAGAAAATTCCTAGATAAAATCACTACCCGATATGCCGGCACAAGATTAGGACGGCAAGAATTAGAAGCCGAAATGTTGGGCGATATTCCAAATGCCTTATGGTCGCTTGAAACGATAGATTTATACCGAACCAGAGATATACCCGAACAAATGGGGACAATAGGTGTATCTGTTGACCCAGCCAGCGGCGGCTTAAATCATTCGAAGAAAAAAGATATTGAAGGCAACGGAGATGAACACGGAATTATTGTTGGCGGTCTCGCTATGGGAGGTAAAGACGCATATGTTCTTGAAGATGCCAGCATAAAAGGTACGCCCGCAGATTGGGCAAAAAGAGCAATTGCCATGTATGATAAATGGCAAGCTGATTTTATAGTCGTCGAAGTCAATAACGGCGGCGCAATGGTTAAAAACACAATCAAAGCGATAAGGGCAAATATTCCTATTCGTGAGGTTTGGGCTTCAAGAGGAAAGCACGTTAGGGCTGAACCAGTTTCGGCGCTTTACCAACAAGGCAGAGTACACCATATAGGGGCGTTTGTTGAACTAGAAAATCAAATGATAATGATGACAAGTATGGGGTATGAGGGCGAAGGTTCGCCAGATAGAACAGATTCACTTGTTTGGCTGATGGCGGCGCTATTCCCCGAAATGGTTATTAAACAGGCAACACCGGTTGTCAAAGTCCTTCCAAGAGCTAACCCAATGGCAAACCGATAGTTGACTAATTTCGATAGTTTGGTATTATAATACCTAATTGAATTATTCGGCCTATATTTGATGAAAAAAACAGTCCCAGACAAAGCTAAAAAAAATGATGTCCATGAACAGGCGATACAACGCTTCGATGAGATTTGGAACGTCGACCGCGAAGGCCGTGAATTAGCCATTACCGACCGGCGTTTTTGCTATATAGCTGGCGCTCAATGGGAAGACGAATTCATCAAGGCCGCTTTTGTCAATAAGCCCCGTATCGAGATTAATAAGATTCAATCATCGGTTACAAGCATTGTTTCGGAATACCGCCAAAATAGAATAGGCGTTAATTTCACAAGCAAAGACGGCCTGGACAACCGAGAATTATCCGAAATATGTCAAGGTCTTTACCGCTCAGATTACAAAGCAAGCGGCGGGCAATCTGCAACCGATAACTGTTTCGAAGAAGGCGTCGCCGGCGGCATGGGCGCAATTGCACTAACCACCGAGTTAGTCGATGAATTTGGCGCAAGCGATAGCGAACAGCGTGTAGTTATTGTACCTATATTCGATGCCGATCAAGTCGTATTCTTTGATTTGAACGCCAAAAGATACGATAAATCTGATGCAATGTATGCATTCAAGTTAAATTCAATGACAAGACCGTCTTATGAAGAAGAATACGACGATTTAGTCGCAAACTGGACTCGCGGGTCTACCGTTGAATCAGACCAATTTGATTGGGCGGCGGCTAATGTTGTAACGGTTGCGGAATATTATGTAATTGAAAAAGTAAATTACGAAATTCAGGTCTATAGAAACGCAACCGGCGAGCGCGAAGAATACGAGATAGACGATAATTTCACGAAAGAATTGCAAGACCATTTAAAAGTTATTGGGCATGTAAAAACTAAAAAAGTAACTGCCAAGCGCCGCCAGGTTAGAAAATATATTCTATCCGGCAATAAAATTCTTAATGGCGACGGCGATATTATACCCGGTACTATGATACCAATAGTTCCATATTATGCTAAACGAAATTACATTAGCGGTATTGAACGTTTTCAAGGCCATGTTAGAAACGCCAAAGACGCGCAGATATTAAAAAATATAATGATGAGCAAACTTGCGGAAACAAGCGCCGTTTCTGCTAATTCAGTTCCCATTGTTAACCCTGAACAGATCGCAGGGCATGAGACAGACTGGGCAGAACAAAACGTCACAAACCCCGCCTATCTACTTTTAAACCCTATGTTCGATGTTGATGGCAACCCGATTCCCGTTGCTCAATTGGGCAGAACAACCCCGCCAGAAATTGCGCCCGCGACTGCAGCCTTACTAGGTGTTGCCGATATTGATTTGAAAGAAGTCACAGGGCAGCAAGAGGCCGCCGAAGTTGCACAGCCAAATATTAGCGGCAACGCGGTCGAGCTAATCCAGAACAAGCTTGATATGCGAACTTATTTGTATGTCTCCAATATGGAGCGCACCTTCCAAAGGTTCGGCGAAGTCTGGCTAGACATGGCAAAAGCTACATATGTCGAAGACGACAGAGCCATGAAGGTTATCGGCATTCAAGACGATGTTAGAAGCGTTAAACTGAACGAAAAAACAGTCAATAAAGAAGGTAAGACGGTCAACAAGGGTGATTTATCCCGCGCTAATTTTGACGTCGAGGTAAATGTAACCGCCTCCACTGAAAGCAAACGCGCCGCAATGGTTCGCGCATTCACTGGAATGGCCTCAATTACGCAAGACCCAGCCGAAAAAGCAATATTAATGTTATTGGCCGCGCAAAGCATGGAAGGCGAAGGCCTCGGCGCTTATAAAGAATATGCCCGCAAAAAATTGGTTGCAATGGGTATCGAAGAGCCAAACGACGAAGACAAAAAAGAGATGGAAGCCGCCGCCGCACAACCGAAAGAAACTTCCCCAGCCGATCAGGTTATGTTATCTGAAGCTGAAAAAGACTCCGCTCAGGCCATGAAATACGCCAGTGAAGCCGATATAAATGTCGCTAAGGTGGCAAATGTTGAAGCCGACACAGAGTTGAAAAAAGCGCAATCGGTTAACGAATTAGATAACGTTGATGGAAATCAAGTATTAAGAATTCTTGCTATATTAGATCAAATGAAGCAAGAGGACAAAGAAGAAGAATTAAGACGGCAAACCGCACAGCCGACCCAAGGTGTGAGTAATCCCGGCAATCCACCAGGCCTAAATGGTGAGTTAAGGTAACTAATGTCAGAAGCACAAGTCAAAGAAATCGAAGCCCAACAAGAGTCTAACACTGACGAATCAGAGCCATTGCCGGAAGGTAATGAGGCTGAAACCGACGAAGAAGAGGAAACCGTTGTTGTTTCATTTGGTAACGAAGCCGCTAAAGGTGACGACGAAGCCGAAGACGAACAAGAAGCGGCGGAATGGGTTAAGAATTTACGCAAGCAAGCCCGCGAAGATAAAAAACGCATTAAAGAACTCGAAGCTCAACAAGAGGTTAAAACCGAAGAAAAATCGCCGCTCGGTGCGAAACCTACAATGGAAGGCCTTGATTACGACGCCGAAGCTTATGAAAAAGAGCTTGACGTGTGGAATGCTAAAAAAGTAGAAGCGGAAAAAGAAGCTGAAGAAGTGAAAGGCAAACAGACCAAGGCAAACGAGGACTGGGACGCTAAACAATCTGAATATTCAGAAGGTCAAAAAGCTTTTAATGCTGATAAATTCGCAGATGCAAAAGATATTGTCGACGATGTATTGAGCAACGATCAGAAAACTATCATGATTCATGTGTTAGGTTCTGGCGCTGCAAACCTTGTTTGGGGATTGGGTTCTAATAAAAAAGAACTTGAAGCTCTTTCAAAGATCAAAGACAGTTTCAGATTCTCCGCTGCTGTTGCAAGACTGGAAAGCAAAATGACAGTTACTAAAGGTAAAAAACCAAGAAACGCACCCGAAACGAAGGTCGGCGGAAACGCTAGCCGGAATGCGGGTGATAGAACATTAAAACAATTAGAAGCAGAAGCCGAACGGACGGGCAACTATACAGATGTCTTTGCCTACAAGCGGAAGCTCCGAAAATCATAAAGGATTAGTCTCATGGCTAATGAATTCAGTAAAGAAGAGCGCGTCGCGTTCGAGGACATTCTAGAGGGTTTCCATGATTCGATGGTAATTTCTCGCAATGTTTCAAAATATGGCACTAAAGGCCAGCTCATGGAACGAACTAGCGACACTATTTGGCGGCCTTCGCCTTATATTCTAGCGTCGCAAGATCGGACAATGGGTACGCCGGTAACGCCGCAAGATGGAACACAACTATCTGTCCCTAGCACTTTAGGCTTTAGTAAGTCTGTTCCGTGGACAATGAATGCCCTTGAGCTTCGCGATGCGTTGCAAGAAGGTCGTTTAGGTGATGCCGCTTCACAACGTCTAGCTTCGGATATTAATACCGCTGTTCGTGATGTTGTTTCGTTGCAAGGCACTTTAGTTGTTCCGATTACCGCCGCCGCTGGCGATTATGATGACATCGCAGAATGCGAAACCATTATGAACGAACAGGGCGTCGCAGAAATGAACCGGTTTATGTCTTTAACATCTCGCGATAATAAAGGTATGGCTGGCGATTTGGCAGGACGTGCTAACATGAATGGCAAGCCGTCGACCGCTTATGAAAAATCATATGTCGGCCCCGTTGCTGGTTTTGATACCTATAAAATGCAGATCGGCAAGACTCTAGCGGGTCAAGCTGCAACGCCAACTATCGCCACTAACGGTGCGCAAGTTCGATATATTCCTCTTGCTGCACAAAGCACGACTAACGGCGTGGTTAACGTTGATAATCGCTATCAAACGGTTACGGTTTCGGCCACAACTGGCCTAGCCGCTGGCGATTGTTACACTATTGCGGGTATCGAAGCGGTTCATCATATCACCAAAGAAAGCACAGGGCAGCTTAAAACCTTCCGTGTCATTTCGATCACTAACGGCACAACTATGGTTGTTTCGCCGCCGATGATTGGTGCTAATTCGTCTCCGACCGACCCAGAAATCAATTACCAAAATGTTAACGTTGCCTCTACTTCGGCGACTGCTGCAATGGCGTTCTTGAACACCACGACAGCACAAGTTAACCCATTCTGGTACTATGATTCAATTGAACTGTTGCCGGGTCGTTATGCGATTCCTACAGATCAAGGTGTTTCTGTTATGCGGGCGACAACTGAAAACGGTATCGAAGTTGTAATGTCGAAGCGATTTGACAACTCAACATTTGAAACCTTATTCACGCTTGATACGCTGTTCGGGGTGGTTAACACCAACCCAGAAATGAACGGCGTTTTAATGTTCGGCCAAGTCTAAAACAAGCCTAAACATGATGGGCGGCTTTCGGGTCGCCCTTCTAACATATGGATTTTATCATGGCTAAACACACCAAGAAGAAAAGCACTAGAAAAACCACCAAGAAAAAAGGCAGTAAAAAGAAATGATTATTTATAAAATTGGCGGTCAACACCGTGCGCCTAAAGGTTTAAAATATTCCTACCGTGAAATAGAAGAAGGTGGCAAACTTCCTGACGGCTGGCATGCAAGTTTAAGCGGTGCGGTCGAAGCGCATTTATCACCTAATAAAACAAACACAGATTCTAAAGCTGAAAAAGCCGCCGCTAAAAAAGCTAAAAAAGCCGCCGCTGAAGAAGCCGCCGAAAACAATTAAAGGCTAGGGCTATGAGCTGGACAAAACGCGACACGATAATTAAAGCATTTTCTAAAGGCGGATTGTCTTCAAATGGCCGTAACTTAACGCCTGGCGAACTTCAAGACGCAATGGAACAACTCGACACTCTAATGGCTGGCTGGACAGAGGACGGAATTGTTTTTGACCCTGTTTACCCGCAACCCGCCACAATAAACGATGGCAACCTAACCGACGAAACAAACGCCCCTTTATATGCCAACAAGGCTATGTATTTAAACTTGATCGTTGATTTTGCTTCTGACTATGGCATAGATATAAACCCGAAGATTGTCGGCCAAGCCAATAAAGAATATAACAAACTAATTTCCCGTTCGACCACAATTCCCCAAATTTCGATTGAAGGCATGGCACGAGGCGCGGGTGGCAAGCGTCCCCTTAACCCATTCTTTGGCGATACGACCATAACTTAAAGGGGTGGCTCAATGCAAATACCCATTTTAAACGGTGTATTAACAGACAATACTTCTAATTTTAGAAACTCCTACCCCCGAAATTTAATGCCCGTACCAAAAAATCAAGGCATTTCGCAAGGGTATTTGAAACAAGCCGAAGGGATAGAATTATTTTCCGCCGGCTTAGACATAGACCGCGGCGGCGTTGCTTGGCTGGGCGAGTGTTACCGGTCGCAGGGTACTAAACTAATTAAAGTTTCAAGCGCGGGCGTTGTGGCGACCATCGGCGATATTGGCGCGGGAACTATTGCGACCGATTTATCGACCTTTGATTACTCGGCTGATTTTTTGGGAATATCTTCTGGCGGTCGGCTTTGGTTGTACGACGGAACGACATTAACCCAAAACACAGACCCAGATTTAGGAACGGTTTTAGATTTCGTTTGGCTCGATGGTTATTTCATAACGACCGACGGCGAATTTTTAGTCGTTACAGAATTAGATAATCCATTTGCTGTAAACCCGTTCAAATATGGTAGCTCAGAAATTGACCCCGACCCGATTAATGGTGTTCACGAATTGCGCAATGAGCTAGTCGCAGTGAACAGGCATTCTATTGAATTTTTCAGAAACATCGGCGGCGTTGAGTTTCCGTTTGATCGCATATCGGGCGCACAAATAGCAAAAGGTTCAATCGGGACTTATGCATCGACTATATTTAATGGCAAAGTTGCCTTCGTTGGAGGTGGTAGAAATGAGCCGCCAGGCGTTTATTTGGCAGCCAATGGCGGATGGCAGAAAGTATCGACTGCAGAGATAGACGAAATATTAAAAGAATATAGCGAATTGCAGCTATCAAAAATATTCGTTGAGGCCAGAATTGATAAATCGCATGCTTTTTTATATATTAAATTACCCGATAAAACGCTTGTTTTTGATGCAAACGCGACCGCATTATTAAGCCGTCCCGTGTGGTTTACATTATCGGCTGGTGTTGAAATTGAAATTTCATATCCTGCACATGGTTTTTTATGGTGCTATGATGAGTGGCTTTCCGCCGACCCATTAACGGGCAAATTGGGCAAAATGGTGGACAATGTTTCGACCCATTACGGCGAAGAGATAAAATGGCAATTTGGGACAGATATAATATATAACGAAGGCCGCGGCGTTATTATTCATTCATTAGAATTAGTTTGCCTAACCGGTTCGGCCGCTCTTGGCGCTGATCCTGTTGTCACAATGGAACATTCAATAGATGGTTTAACCTGGTCGCAGCCAATCCCAACGCCAGCCGGTAAACAAGGCGATAGAAATATAAGAGTCGAGTGGCGAAAACTTGGCCGATTTGAACAATTCCAAATACAACGCTTTTCAGGGTCGAGCGATACGCATATAGCGATTGCCCGATTACAAGCTAAATTGCAGGGATTGCGCAGCTAATGGCTACTGATATTCCAGATCGAAGCGTGTTAATAGAGTGGGCAGGTGGCGACGAAACCTTAATGCGCGCTATAGAGGACTTGTTTGTTCAGTCTGTTGACGTATCGCCGGAAGTTATTGACGGTTTGATTGAGGCTATCAACAGCAAGCAAGATATTATTGATTCCGTCACTAACGGACAATTTAATTTTGTTTCTAAAAAAGAAGATTTCCCCAGCCCTGTAGGCGAATTTATCACGTTGCCCAATAACACGGCCTGGATTATAACGGCAGACGTCGATTTAGAGGGTTCTGTTCTGGTCGCCGATGGCATTGTAAGTATTGGTAACGAAACCCCCGAAATTGGTAAAATAACAAGCACTGGAAAACCCCCGTCTTTGCCATTGTTGCAAAGCTCATTCACTCTTGCATTAAATAATGTTGGGTTTCACGATGCAGACTATGCAATTAGCCTAACTGGTGGCGGCGCAGACCCCGTATTAGACTGGCGCGGCGTTAACTTTGTAGACTGCCCTAGAGTTGGTGACGTTTCCGGTTATGGCAACGCTATTTTCGATCTGTTAGGCATTTTAAATAGTGCAGACCTTGTATTTGACGGCACTTTCGGGACATTGAAATTCACGAATACATTCTTCAGCGGTTTAGATTCTAAAACCACAATTAAAATTGCTGATACTGCGATAATTACTAGGCGTATCGATATATTCGACAGCGCATTCTTTACACCTACCGGCGGAACTGCATTAGATGTCAGTGTTTTGGCAACTATTCCAGATGAAAACTATATATTAAGAAACTGCAATTTTTCCGGCGTTGGTTCTAGGATTGTCGGCGTTCAACATGACGATAATAAAGCGGCATTTGTTGATAATAGCGGAATTAGCAACAGTACCCAAGAAGCCAATTATTACATGATTGCAAACGCAACGGCGACTCCGATAACAAGCGGGACACCGGCAAAATTATTAGGCACGACAACCGAAGACCCGCTGACTGAAAGATTCACGCATACTAATAATAGAATGACATACACAGGCGCGATAACTAGAAAATTTTATGTTGATATAGATGCGGCCTTTGTTTCAAATAATAATAATGTGTTGGTTATGTATGTTGCAAAAAATGGCGTTCCGATCTTGCATTCCGGCATTCCTTCTACTGCTAATGCTGGCGGTCGCGCTGAATCAATGTCGGCAATGGCGATTGTTTCCCTTGAGACGGGGGATTTTATAGAAACGTGGGCGGATAATAATTCTGGTAACAACGCGATAACGGCTGAAAACCTAAACGTAATAATAATGGAATCAACCTAGCATTGATTAAATATCTCTATGGTGTTATGATACCGCAACGGAGTTATTTCGGCCTCCCGTTGCCATTATTAAGAGGCAATAAATGACGCACGAACAAAACCTCAAAATCACATTTGAAAACCTAAAATTGCCACCATTGGCGATTGCTTGGCTTTGTGATATGTGGGCTTCAATCCAATTATTTGACGACGTGGCCGACAAGGACGAAATCAAGCGCGAAGACCTAGACCGCGTTATCTGGGCGCTGTTCATTGGGATGAATCGTAATATGTTTTGGGTGCAAAATAGCCTTCAACTAATGCCGATTATCGAAATGCAAATATTAAAATGGCAAGCGTCGGACAAAGCCGAACTCGGCGGTCGAGCCAACGAACAATCCTATATGTGGCGCGCCGGTTATTATGATTTAGTTCTTATGGTTTATTATTTATGTCATGGCGAAAATATGGCGCGGGTTCAATCAGAAAACATATTGAAACAATACGGCGAAACATTCGAAGAATATAAAAAGGAATTTAACAATGCCTAATCCATTAGTTGCTATACCGGCTGTTATTGGTCTTGTTGGGTCTGTTGGTTCGGCGGCAATACAGGCCGGAGCGGCGGGCGCAGCGGCAGACGCGCAAGTCGAAGCTTCTGAACGTGGAATCGAAGAACAGCGTCGACAATTTGAGGTTGTGCGGGAATTATTAGACCCGTTTGTTCAGGGCGGACAAGGCGCATTTGCTGAACAACTTGACTTGCTCGGTTTGGGTGAAGAGGGCGCGGAACAGGCGGCCATAGATAGAATTACAAGCGGCGGCCAATTTACCGAATTGGTTTCGCAATCCGAAGAAGCTATCTTAGGCAGAGGCAGCGCGACAGGACAACTAAGAGGCGGCAACACTCAAAGAGCATTGGCCGAACTTAGACCCAATATTTTAAATCAACTTATTGCAAGCCGACAAAATGCATTAGGCGGAATCGCTGTAAGTGGGCAAAACGCGGCGGGTGCGGTAGGCGGCGCAGCCCAAAGAACAGGCGACCAGGTAACAAATTTACTTACACAACAAGGCTCGGCTCGGTCTGGACAAGCTTTAGCCGGTGGTCAAATTGGCGCGGACTTACTTGCTAATCTTTCACAAGTTGCAGGGCAAATCGTTCCGCAAATTCCAAATATAGGGAATCCGTTCTAATGGCATCAGCACAAAATTTTATATTAAATGTCGATAATCCCCTAGACGCTCTTAACCGAGGCCTTCAAGAGGGCGAACGATTGCGCCGTCAACCTATTTTGCAAGCAGAAGAAGATAAAGCTTTTGCCCGTCAAGACGAAGCTTTTGCCCGTCAAAATGTGTTGCAAGGCCGTGACGATCTTTTGTTTCAACAGCAACAAACCGACCGTCAATCTGGTTTAGACGTTTTGCAAACTAAGAAAGCAGAGGCAGAGCAATTCAAAGTTGATGCCGCCTCATTGGTTCAAAATCAAAGCGACGAAAGTTACGCCGCTTTTTTGGCAAAATATCCATCTTATCAAAAAGAACTGCAAGCGGTTCACGACACATTAGATAAAGCAAACCAAAAAAATGACATTTTAAACGTAAAGCAATTTAAAACCGCGCTTGATAATGGCAATGTCGATGTTGCGAAAACTTTACTCGATGATCGTATTGAAGGACTTCGGGCGGTTGGTCGTGATCTTGAAGCCGACACTTTAAGTCAAATGGATAGGCTGGTCGATGTATCACCAGAAGCCGCGTTAGCGTCGGCGGGTTTATTTCTGGCGGCTGTTGACCCAGCCAAAAAGACAAATGTAACGAAAACGGTCACATATAACGACGGGACAACAATGTCGATTATGAGCAATAATGATCGTATTGTTAAAAATCCTGAAGGTGTTGTCGTCGAAGGAAAAGCCGCGGCACAGGCAATAGCCACAGCGCGGAAATCTGGCATTACAGAAGCGGGCGACAAGGCAAGAACGATTGCGGAAGAACAAGCCGATGTTGAACTGGCAACGGTTGGCGGCATTAAAAGGGCTGAATTAGAAACGGCGCAAGCGGTTAAAAGATCAGGTCAGATGTTAGACAATTACGACCAATCAACAAAAACGATTACCTTGCTAAGACAAGCGCGACAACATGTTATCAATGGCGCTGAAACTGGCGCTATTGCTGATTTGTTACCTACTCTTAGGTCTGAATCAATAAAACTTAAAAACATTCAGAAACAACTAGGTTTGCAAGTTATTGGTGATGTGACATTTGGCGCATTGTCCAAAGGCGAACTTGATCTAGCGCTTGAAACGGCTTTACCTACTAATTTAGAAGGTCAACCGTTGATTGATTGGATTGATTCAGCTATTGAAGCGCGTCAAAAGGTGGCTGATATTATGCTCGAAGCCTCCGACCATCTATCAAGAGAAGGCAATACAATCAACACTTGGATTCAACTTCAAAAACAGAAGAATGAACCCGCTGTTAGTGATGACATTCAAAACTTATTTGATACATATGGGGGTTAACTAATGGCTTTTAACTTCGACAATTTTCAAAGACTGGTTGCCGCAGAGGCAGATAACCAACCCATAGAGGGGCAAAACGCTGTTGCCGCGGTTATTTTAAATCGTATGGCAAGCGGTCAATTCCCTGACAGTTTCCATGCCGTTGCAAGCCAAAAAAACCAGTTTGAACCGTGGCGCAAGTTTGGCGGGTTTAAAAACATGCCTAGCTTGCCAAAATCTCAAAAGGAATCATTGAGAAGCTTTGTTAGTTCATACACACCACAAACCGACCCGACCGGCGGCGCGTTATTCTTTCAGAATCCGACAATAACCGCAGAGCGTGGAACAGAATTCGCGCAACCTAATGGAATTAAAATAGGCGATCAAGTTTTCAGCCGGACTTTTGGCGGCAAAAAAGACGCCGATTCCGGTAGTAAACAAAGAGTTAATTTAGCCAAACAAAACATTTTAAAACTAACTAAAGGCCACAGGACAGAAGCGGAAGGCCGAAAAATAGTTAGCACGTTTGGCGACAATGAAATTATCGCCGCGTCTGATAAATTCGATCAGTTAATTAATAATTTAAACCCAGTTTTTAGCAATGGAGACATACCATTAGAGCAAATAGATATGACGGGCGCGGCTGGTTTATTGCCCCAAAAGCCAAGTATTGACAGAGTTTCCACAAGGGCTAGAAGCGCAACGCCACCTGTAAACAGTGCAACAGCATTCGAACGCTTGAAAGCGATAAGCGGCCAATTGGAAGCGACAGAAACGCCAGGCGGCGGCATTTCTATTGACATAGGCGACATGAATCTTGACGGTCGAGCGCATTTAATAAGCGCAGCCGGTAGCGCGGGCTTTAAGGGCGTAGGCGTTGATCGTATTAATGGCAAGATGGTCTTTAGAATGGACGGCGACGAAGGCGTTTATAGCATTGTCGGCGACACCCTTATCCCGGACGAATTCAACACTAAAAACGCTTTTTTTGGCGGCCAAGATGGAACTATATTAAGCCCCACAGCCACCAGAGACATATTAGATGTGAGCGCAAGACGTGAGCGCGAGGCAGCGGCTACGGCGGCAAGGGAGACTGCAGACATAAGCGCAGACACAGCGGCAACTCGCATAGAGGGCGGATTAGCCCCCGAAGCACAGCTTTCCGTTGCAGATGCATTTGATCTTTCGGTCGGTGGCGGCACGGAACGAGCAACAGCGCCCGTAATTGCCCAAATACCAACCCCAGCCCCGACACCGACCCAAATTGCAGCCCAAACACCAGAATTACCCACTGCGCCCGCTGTTATTGCAGACGTGAGCGCGGGTTTAAGCCCACAACCAAGCCCCGTTAGAGGTGAGGAATTTTTTAACCGTCAACTAGAACGGCCTCGTACTCCCGAAAGCTTGGTCGGCGAACAATTCGCGGCGAACGTTGCTGCCCCTATCGCCAATTTAGGCAGACCAGCGGATAATATACAAACAGCGCCGGCGCAACAATTGGCCGCTCCGGTAGCGATAACGCCTGATAGGCAAGTCGCCAGTGTTTCAGCCCCGAAGCCCGCGGGAACTCCAAAACAGAAACGCGAAATCCAAGTTCAAAACTTGCACGATGCCTATAATAACAAACAAATGACTCCAGAACATAGGGCATTATATGAACAAGGCATTCAATCCGGCGAAATACCACGTCAAGAAGTTGTCCGCCAGGTTGACCAAGGAATAGCGATTCCTGAAGGCGTAATGAATGCTTACAATAGCGGTGCTATGACTCCGGAACACAGGGCGCAGTTAGAACAGGCCGTGCAAAAGGGCGAGGTTTTCTTCACTGAACAGCAAGGGGAACGGCCAACAATTGCACTTGCCCAACAGGGAGAACGGCCATTAGTTTCTGAAGAAGGTATAAAACGTGGCGCGGAATTGGCGACAAGAGACGTTTTGACCGGATTAGAGAGTGCATTAGGCATTGTTTATAATCCGATTGCGGTTTTGATGAACCAGGCTTTAAGTAATGAAGATCAAATCCCTATGCTTGGACAACGTATTAACGAAGTTTTGACAAAAGAAGGTTTTGCCCAACCGGCAACCATGACTGAAGAGATTATAAGCAGAGTTTCCGAAGCGGTGACTGGCGCGGCAACAACCATAGGAATCGCGGGCGCAGTAAAACCAGCCGTCGACGGTTTAACCCGTTTGGTTACATCGGCCTTTACTGCCCAACCGATTGCACAAGTTACAGGTGCGGCAACAGGCGAATTAGCTGCTGAAGGTGTTAAAGCTGCTGGCGGTGGCGAAGTTGCTCAGACCGTGGCTGGCATTACTGGCGCGATTTTTGGCGGGTCTAAAGTTGGCGCAAGGCCAAAAGCAACGCCAACGGCTGAAAAAATAGTAAGAATTGAAGACGATATAGGAACTTTGGTAAGCAAAGCCTCGGCTGGCAGCCGCAAGGCAGGGGTTCAATTGGCCGAAAAAGCAAAAACTAACATCGAGGCAAAAGAAGCGGCGGAACGTTTAGGAATCGAATTACCTATAGACGTTTTCTCAGATGAAACCATTGTAAGGCAAGCCGCCGGACTAACACGTTCTAAGATTGGCAGCGAGGCAAGCGCCATATGGGAAGAAACTGTTAAAAAAGCGGTCAACAAGGCCGATGAAGTCGCTCTAAAATTAGCCGATAATAAATCAATTTCTGAAATATCAGCCGATGTTAAAAAATCGCTTGATAATTCTTTGACGACTATTAAACGTGGTGAGCGTAAATTATATGAATCGGTAAAGGAAAGCGTCGGGGCTAGAACTAAGATCGACCCGATCAACACCCGTGATTATCTTGCAAACAAAGCCGAAGATTTAGGCGGCATTGGCAAGCTGGACGCAGCCGAAAGAGAATTATTTTTAGACATTACAAACGGTAAAAATAGGCCTAATTATGGTTTGATAGATAGTAAGATTAAAAAGATAAACGCCGCGCAAGGTGGCAAGCAAAACCTTTTTGCTGATTCAGATAGTTTTGATTTGGGCGAATTGGTCTCAAACCTAAGAAGAGATAGGTTAGAACACGTTGAATTATTTGGCGGCAAAGGTGTTAGCGATAAACTAGTCGCAGCGCATGAACTAACTTCACGTAAAAAAGAAATTCAAAAAAGCATAATTGCAGGATTTGGCAAAGACGAACAAGGAAGCATTGTTCGATTGCTTTCTAAAAGCATTAATGATGCCGCGCAGGGCGACATTAGCGGTCTAAACAAAGTGCTAAATGTTATCCCACAAGATTTGCAAAAAGAAGCGTTGTTATCAGCTATTAATAAATCTGCAACGGGCACTATTGGCGGCGAAAAAGTTTTCGGATTTTCACAGTTTGTTAAATTTTACAGCGGTCTAAGACAAAACCCGCCATTATTCAGTAAGATACATAAGATAATTGGCAAAGAAGCAAGCGACACCTTGCGAGATTTATTTTCTGTTTCAAAGAGAATAACGGACGCTAGAAGTAAAGTTTTAACCACCGGCAAAGCTAATCAACCGTTGGTCGAGGCTATGCGGGCTGAAAATGTTGTAAAGAATATTTTGCAATCTTCTGTAGGCGGCAAGGCTGTAAGGTCAGGGGCTGCTGTGGCAGGGGGCGCAGCTCTAGGCACACCGGGAGTAGCGGGCGGTTTAATGGTGGCTGAATTCTTAACTAAGGGCGGCAAGGATAAAATTGCCGCAGCCGGCAAACTATTTAATAGCGAAGAATTTAAACTGTTGGTTTCAGACGTTGCCGCCAACCCGGCAAAATATAGACAGAATGTCAAAAAGGTTTCGAAGTCTAAGGCATTCATAAATTGGGCAAAATCGACTAAGATTTCAAACCCTGAAAACTGGTTACTTGGCGTTATCTTTGGCAGCCAAAGCGACAACGAAAAGGAAGCACTCAGATGACATTTGAAGCATTAAACCCCTACGCTTATTTAACCGAGATTGACGGCGCGACACCTTTGGACGCCGGTTATATTTATATCGGGACTGAAGGCCTGGACGCGAAAACAAATCAAATAACTGTTTATTGGGATGCTGCTGCAACTATACCAATCACCCAACCGATAAGAACGTCGGCCGGTTATCCAGACAATAGCGGCAACCCAGGCAATATATTCACGAATGCTAATTACTCGATAACCGTGCAAGACAAAACCCAGACGAATATTTTTGTTCGATCCAGCGTGGTAAGCACGTTTTTAAGCTCTACAAACGGGCAATTACTGAGTGATTTAGACGCTAATAATTTTAAAATAAATAACCT